AACTGCTGCTACTCCTACTCTTATGGGAGCTGGAGTTGGAGCTGGTTTAGGAGCTGGATTATCTAAGGACCCTTGGAAAGGTTTTAAAACAGGAGGTATTGTAGGTGGAGCATTAGGATTAGCTGCAACTGCTGGATTAACAGCTTCATTATTTAAATCTAATACTGTACCAGAACAATTATATAATTATGAAAAAATGGGAGATGGTAGAATTGCAATTAATTTTAAAGGAGGTAATACTAATTCTGTATTTAGTGCAAGACATTTAAATCCTAAAGAAGTAGATGATATTAAAACAAGATTAGCTATATTAGATAGTATAGTTTTATCTACCGATCCTAAATCAAGATCAAAAGAATTTAAACAACAAGTAGGTTATTTAGCAAAAAAATATAAAATATCTAATATAACTGGAAAAAATTTATCAATAATAATACCTAATGTTAAAGGTGGCGTACAAACTAGACAAGGGTAATGTATGGCAGTTACAAAAATAGATATAGCTTCAAGAGCTTTAATAATGATAGGAGCAAATCCTATTTCATCATTTACTGATGGTAGTACAGAAGCTCTAGTAGTAAATAATATTTACGAAGAAATAGTAGAAGCAACTCTTACTAGACATAAATGGCGTTTTGCTACAGGGCAAAAACAATTATCTTTATTAAGTGCAGCTCCTACTGGTAGATATGAATACGCATATCAAATACCAGCTAGTCCTTTATGTTTACAAATTATTGCTGTTACAAGTAATGACCATGCAATTCCTTATAGTCGTTATGAAGATAAAATTTATTTAGATGGATATGGTTCTAATTCTACAGTTATTATGGATTATGTTTTTAGACAAGACGAAGATCAATTTCCTCCCCACTTTCGTTTAGCTCTCGAATACAAACTCGCTAGTATCTTTGCTGGTTCAATAGCAAGAGATTCTGGTATGGTTAGAGAATTTGATGAGCTAGGCGAAAGACAATTATTAATTGCTAAAAATACTGATTCACAAGAAACAACAACAAAAGTACTGTCTACTAGCAGATTTATTACTGAAAGAAGGAGCAGTAGGAGTGGACTTGTTACATCATAATGCCCAGAAAGGTTAGACAAGTATATACCAACTTTTCGGCTGGAGAGCTTAATTCATTACTAAATGCTCGTACAGATGCTAAAGCATATTTTGAAGGATCAAAACAATGTCGTAATTGGTATTTATTAGATGAAGGTGGTGTTATGCGTAGACCAGCTACACAATATACTGCAACATTAACTCAACAAAGTAGATTAGCTCCTTTTATATTTTCTAATGATGAAACTGCTATTTTTGCTTTTAGTAATGGTAGATTAGATGTTTTTAATTCTAGTGGTGTAGCTATACAAACAAATATAACTTCAAATTGCAACTGGACTACTTCAACTATATTTGAATTAAACATAGCACAGTTTGGAGATACTGTATTTGTATGTCATAGAAATTATCCTATTCGTAAAATAGTAAGAGCTAGTGCTTCTTCATTTAGTGTATCTGCTTTTGCTTTTGAAGAAAATGATTCAATTACAGCTCATAGTGTAAATAAAACTACACAGCCATTTTATAAATATGCTGATTCAACTATTACTTTAACACCTTCTGCAACAACTGGATCAAGTGTAACTGTAACTGCTAGTGCAAGTGTATTTGAAGATGCCCATGATGAAACCTATTTAGAAATAGGTGGCAAACAAGTTTATATAACAAGTAAAGATAGCGCAACACAAGTAACTGTTAAAGTTATTGAAACTTTAGCTGGAACTTCAGCAGAAGCTGATTGGACTGAACAACTTATATCAGGAGTAAGAGGTTATCCTCAGGCAGTATCATTTCATGATAATAGATTATGGTTTGGTGGTGTAAGAGATAAACCATCTTCAGTCGTTGCCAGTCAAATAGGTGGATATTATAATTTTGCTTTAGGAACAGGATTAGCAAATGAAGCCATTAATGTAGCTATTACAGGCGATAAAGTTAATGAAATAAGACATTTTGTATCTTCTCGTAATTTACAAATATTTACTGATGGAGCAGAATACTTTATTCCAGTATCATCTCAATCAGCAGCAATTACTCCAAGTAATATATCTTTTTTAAGACAAACACCTTATGGTTGTAATAGATCAAATCCTATTCCTTTTGATGGAGCAACTTTGTTTACACAAAAAAATGGTAAAGCAATTAGAGAATATGTTTTTTCAGATGTAGAACAAGCATATCGTTCAACAAGTGTTTCGGTATTAGCTTCTCATTTAGTAGATACACCAAAGCAACACGCTATGCTTACAGGTAATGCAGAAAAACCAGAACAGTTTGCTTTCTTTTTAAATAGTGGAACTACTTATGGTGGAAAGATTGCAGTTTTTCATAGTATTAGAGATGAAAAAATTGCTGGTTGGACTATGTGGGATACACAAACAGGCGATACATTTGATAGTATAGTAGCTATTAATGAAAACTTATTTTGTGTAGGAAAAAGAGTAGTACCATCTGGTACAAAATATTTTTTAGAAAAATTTTCTGATACTGATTCAATAACATTAGATTGTTCAACTACTACTACTGTATACCAAAAAGGTTCGCCATTAGTTAATGGTGGTTCACAAACAGGAAATACATTAGCAGTAGATGGATTTAGTTCTGCTCCTCAGGTTCAAGAAACATTTACTATTGCTGGAAATGCTACTGAATATACTATTGAGGCAGTAACAGCTACTTCATCAGGATATAATATACAGTTAAATCAAAACTTAGCTGCAACACCAGCAGATAATGCAGTTATTACTGTTGTTAATGGATTTGTACATACAGTAAATGGTATTTATGAAAATACAGATAGAGTATACGCTACATATGGTAATGGTTCTTTAGGCGAATTTATTGTAGATTCTAGCAGTAGAATAACATTAACATCTGCTCCTTTTCCTACTGGTGTAAGAGTAGGATTTAATTTTACTCCAGTATTAGAAACTATGGCAATAGATAAAGAAATAGAAACTGGACCACTTACTGGTCAGCCAAGACGAGTTAATAAAGCTATTGTAGATATATCTTCTGGTTTAGATATTACAATGAAAGCTCAGGATTTAACTGCAAAAGAATTAGTTATACAACAAGTAGATTTTACAGTTAATAGTGATACAACACCAGTTACAGATAAAAAAGAATTTAATTTCTTGGGTTATAGCAAAAATCCTACTATAACTATTTCACAAAACGATCCTTTACCATTAAAGGTATTAGGACTAGCTATGGAGATACAATTCGCATGAGTATATTAGCTGGATCATCTGCTGCTTCTTTATTTGCTGCAGCTTCTGTAATGAGTGCTGTAGGTACATTTTCTAGCATACAAGCACAGCGTAGAGCATTAGCAAGAGAAAATTATAGATTAGAAACTGAAGCTGAAATGGCAAAATTACAAGCATTAGAAGAAGAAAATACTAGAAAAGAACAACAGAATATAGCAATAGCTAATAATTTGGCTTATCAATCTATAGCTGGTTATTATGATGATGGTATGAGTTTTTTAAATATTAATAAACAAGTTAAAAAGAAAGCTGAAAAAGATATTGCTAATATTAGATTGATGGGAAAAAATATTCAACACAAATATTCAGCATCACTATATGAAAATAGATTAAAAGATAATAACCTAGTATTTGGTGGTTATACTTCTGTTATTGCAGAATTAACTACTGGGTACGCAAATCATAAATGGTATAGCTAATGGCACTTACTAGAGGAGAAAGAAAAGTAGTAACAACTGCATCTTCTGTTGCAAATAGAATGGGTGTAGTACCAGCAGTATCTGATGATCCATTAGGTACTATTGGAGAAACATTAACGAAAAAATTAGATTTCTTTGCTCAAAGAGCAGCAACAAGAGAAGAAATTAAATACAAAGCTGATGTAGATGTTAAATCCTACAAAATGATACAAGAATTAGGAAGAAAACATTTTGATGATCCACAAGCATATACACAAGCTGTTGATGCTTATACAAAAACTTTAGTAGAAGAATCTCCTAACAGATTTAAAAATTGGACTAAAGGTAAAGTAGGAATAGATGCTGCAAAAGAAGGCGAAAATATTATTAATAGAAAAATCAAAAAAGATCATATTGCAACAGGAGAAGCATTAGATCAAAGGATAGGAATATTAGATGAACAAGCATTAATAGATATGCGTGATATGCCATTAGATAAAATTGATACTTATTTAAATGATAATTTTAAAGTTAAATTAGGAGAAATTTATAAAGATATGACAGAATATTATAATTCTTCATATCCAGATGAACAGCAACAATTTATACAAAAGTATGGTGGAACACCTGATGAATGGTTAAGAAAAAAACAATTAGGTTTTGAGCAATTAAGAGTTAATAACTGGATTA